TTGAATTTCTAGTGTGCCGGCGATCATTGTCCGACCATCGCTTTCAGCGCTCGTTGCAACCCGACGGCTACAGCGCGCAGATCAGGTTTGCCGTCGTCGACGGAGCCGTGTTGAGCCGACGGTTCCGGGCGGTCTAGCTTCCTCGCGCGGAGCTCCTCGGCGATGTACTCAGACGACAACCGCCTGATGAACCGCGTCTCCCACGGACGGAGCTCGATCCCGACGAGGTCCTGCCACGCGTCGATCTCGACGTGGGTCAGAGGCGCCGGGTACCCGCCGGACGTCATCGTCAGCCCGAGCTCCGTCATGTAACCCAGGATGTACTCCGCCACGACCTCTGGCATCTCCGGCTCGTAGTCATCGCCATTCTCCTTCATCATCCTCTCGAGGCGCGACGTCGTCGGTGCGTCGGCCTTGTCGTCCTTCGCCCTCTCCAACGGAGCATTCAACCAGGCGAGTCGCCTGACGTAAAGGCTCAGCTCGTCGTAGAGGGCTTCCTGAAAGACGACCAGTCTTGGAGGTACCGGCCCGCCTGCTCGGTAATGAACCCGACGCCGCGCTCACAGTAGACCGCTTTGTGCAGAGCTTCACCGGCCAGCCCGTCCATCTGGATGTTCGAGCTGAACTCCTTCGTGCACCCGGCCAGGAACTCGGCCTGCTCGCGCGCCTTCTCATCGGCGGTCTCCTCGGTCTTTCCCTTGCGCTTGAGCTTGTCGATCAGCCTGTTCTGCTGAGCCGCCTGCGCACGAGCGTACTGCTTCGAACCGGGGCCGTACAACGTAATGGTCATCGGTTTGCCGTCGTCGCCGATCATCAACTCGTCTCCGGCGTCGCGCAGTTCGAGGATGCCGGTCTCCTCTACAGAGAACTTCCTGATATCGGTCATTTCCCTTTCCCTTTCTCCTTTAGCTTACGTTAAAACTCGTCTACACCGCTGAGATGACTACCGGCGGGCGGCAGATCGCGAGGTCGAAATTGACTTTCCGAGCGTCGTTGACCGCGCCGTCGACGTACTCGAACTTGGTAACGAGGACATCGAGGTAGTGGTACTCGCCGTCCGGGTACCGGATCTCAACCGAGTGGTGAGCGTTCGACTCGGACGCCGTCCTGACGAGCAGTTGGCCGGCGCTTCCCGGGATGTACGCCATGCTCATCGTCATCGTCCCGTAGTTCTTCGATCCCTTGAGCTTGGTGACGACCGCCGTGTCGACCGGCGTGAACTCGGTGACCGCGGCGACGACGCCGTGGTTGCCGTAATTCTCGACGTCGCCGATCGGCGTGAACTGCAAGCTCGAGACGTCGTATCCGGCCGCGTCGTACGTGGTCGGGAGCGACGCGCTGATGCCGATGCGAGCACCGGCGAGTGTTTCAACTACCGTTCTTGCTGGCATGTGATGCCCTCCTTAAGAGTTCCACTTCACGATAAAATCTCTCGACCCTTGGTACAGCGCGGTAGCCTCGTCGGACAGGTCTGGTCCTTCGATATCTGGCAAAATCGAATCGACGTTGACGCCGTTCACCGTCCCGCGCGTGTGCGGGCACGCAGCCATGACAAGCCTTAGCATCGACCGCACGCTCGGGTACCCGCCGCCGGGCGGCGATCCCTGCGGCCCGCGCGCTAAGACCGAGACCTGGACGCGGTCCGTGTGGAGCACGTGAGCCTCGCTCATCTCGACCGTGTTGCGCGGCACGCCGCTGATCAACGTGACGGAAATCGCCGGCATCGGCGTTGTCAGCGGCAGGTCGCCGGCGACGATCCGTGCCGCCGGTACGACTGCGATCAGCGCGGCGTTGTTCGCGAGGAGATGCCTGATCACCGCGACCCCGCTCACTGGTCTCCCTCCACCGTGATGTGCGACGCGTCGAGCCCTTCCTTCGTGATCCGCTTCTTCACGTACTCACCGACGGCGATCGTCGCTTGTACCGACTGCGAATCGAGCGCCGGTCGCATGAATGGCTTCGGCCTCGACCCCGGGTGCTGGACCGACTTCCTGAAGATGTTCAGGAACGAGAGCCACCCGCTGAACTTCGCCGAGATGTTATGCGGCCGCGTGCCGAACTCGACGAGGTGCGCGACGGACGCGTGCGGTCCGGTCGCTCTGAGGTTCGCCGTCACCGTGGTGCCGCGGCGACGCGTCCCGATCTTCAAACCTCTCGAGAGCTCGCCAGATACGTTGTGGATTCCGCTCTGCGCGGCCGGTTTCACGACTCCCATCCCGGCCCGCAGCGCGCCGCGCATGATGTTAGCCTCGACCTTCGGCGTGAATTGGTCGAGGAACTTCTGGAGCTCGGCTAAGCCCTTGACGTGCTGCGTGTCTGCCATCAGAGGTACCTCTCGCATACTAGCTCGATCATTTCCTTACGCCCGCCGACCTCAGCCGGCCCACCGACGATCTGGTAGACGACGTCTGAATCGCCGTGCACCGTCACGCGCATCGTGATTGTGATGTCGTCGCGCCAACGAATCCTGACGACCGTTTGGTTGCGCGCCACGATGAGCCCGAGCCTGACCGCCTCCGACCTGCTCGGCGGGACGGCCGCGACTTCGGCGGGCATCCGAACGGCGACCTGCGGGCTGCCGGCCTGGTACCCGTCGATCGGCACCCACCTGACGTTCTCGGTTCCGTAGGTCGAGTCTGGCGCGACGTACTCCGGATCGCCCGGAATGGCTTTGCGCTCGATGGTGATCTCGCGATTCAGCGCCCCTGCTCTCATGCTCCGCCCGTCAGGATGACAAGCTCCTCCTCGTACTTCGAAGGGAGGAGCCTCAGATTGTAGAAGACGTCCTTCACCCACCTCAGCCACTCGTCCTTCGTCAAGATCGTGACGTGCGCGTTGCGACCATCTGGAAGCTTCGCGCGTGCGAGCTTGGTGCTGATGGAGAAGAGCACGACGTCACCCTTCGACTTCAGCTCGTAGAAGATCTTGTCGACGTCACGCATCGGGATGTGCTCCATCACGTCTAGGCAGAGCACGAGGTCGAACTTGCCCTCTGGCAACATCTCGTACCTGCCGATCGCAGGATCGTAGCGTCCGATCTTCCTCGCGCCGTCCAGCCAGAAATGCGCGGCTAGGTCGCTTCGGCCGCAGCCGAAGTCGAGGATCGACCGCGGCGCGCGCTTCTTCACGATCTCGGTAGCCAGATCGAGGTAGAGCTCCGTCGCCGAGTCGCCGTAGTGCTTCGTTAGGTGCATCTCGCGGTAAGCCGCGATGTGGTCGTGGTAGTCCGGCAGGTCACGGCGGAACGCGTACGCTCCGATGCTCTCGCGGCCAACGTCGACCTCGTGACCGCTCCGCTCGAGGAGCCTGAATCCCCACAGCGCCATCCAGTCGACGAACCCGGCATCGGTCCAGTAATGGAGGTGTTCGCCTGGCCTGTAGTGCTTCGACTCGCGGATCTTCTTCAGGTCGTCGAAGATCGGGAGCGACGCGAAAAAGTGCCCACCCTTCTTGATCGACTTGAAGACTTCACCCGGTTGTTCCATATGCTCGATCGTGTCCCACATCGTCACGGCGTCGAACCGGTACGGGTCGCCGTCGACGACGCCTAGCTCCGTCAGCTTGATCCTCGCCACCGGGTTGACGTCCCAGCCCTTCGCCGCGAACCCTGACGCGGCGGCGGCCTTGACGAAAGCGCCGGTCCCGGCGCCCCAGTCGAGGACGCTCGCCCCAGGCGCGATCTGGCGCTCGAGCATGGCGACGCGCCCGGCGTTCGCGGCCTTAGCGGTCGGCGTACCCTCGTAGGCTTGGACCTTCGAGAAGTAATCGGCTCCGTAGCCGACGCGCCCGCCGACCGCTTGGTAAGCGACGCCGCGCTTCTCGCAGATGGCGAGGTCGTTGTCGCGAACCGAATCGAATCGCTTAATGAGCTTATCGACCACGCGGCTTCCCATCCCAGTAAGCTAAGCAATCAAAATTCGCCCGCGTCACTTCGTGCTGCGGCAGCTCATTTACCAGGTTCCAGACCGACGGCTGCAGCGGCCAGTACTCATGCAGCAGCACGCGCCCGCAGCGCTCGACCAACGCGAAGTCCGTCTCCGTGTCGTTGGTATGGTCGCCGTCAACGTAGGCGAAGTCAAACGTCGCGCCGCGGATCGCCGCCGTTTTGACGCTCCTGTTCTCAGCGTCGCAAAAGTAAATGTTGTCGATTCCCAGATGCTCGACAATCCTGTACTTCATCAACCGATCGGCCTCGAGGTCGAGACTGACGCAGATAACCCGCTCGAAGAACTGCGAGAGGAGTACCGCCGTGATCCCGTAGAACGTCCCGATCTCCAAACAACATTCGCCGCTGATCAAATTGGAGTCGCCCGGCGCGATCTTTAGTACCTGCCGCACGAAGCTCTCAAACTCAGCGCACGCGCTGGATCGCTCGAAGGCTTTCTTGCCGAAAGCCCGGATGATGCTTTTCATGTAAGGGTTAGCAAACGGCCCGAAGGTGATGTCGCCGCGCAGCTCGGTCACCAGATCGACGTCGGGGCGGATGCGTTCGTTCAACACGGCGCCGCCCTCCAGTAAGCGAAGATGTCCATAACTTCCACCTGCCCCTTCGGCAGCGTGTTCACGAAATCGTAAACGCAGTCCTGTCCGGGCACGCCGCGCCGATCGTAGTCGTGGAACAAGACGCGGCCGCAGCGCTTCACCAACTCGAAATCGTCGCGCACCGTCGCGTCGTGCGCACCGTCGACGAAAGCGAAGTCGAACTCGAGACCGTTCACTAGCGTCGCCTTCTCCGCATCGTCGTTGACGAGCCGCAGCTCGACGTTGCCGA